AGCCTCCGAGCCGGGCGGGCAAGGCGAACCGACGGGGCTCAACACCGTCGCCGCAATCTGGTAAGCGGCATTTTTCATTCGCATAACGTGTACGATCAACAGCCGCGAACAAAGGAGGCGGCGACTATGAGCGACGATACTGAGCGGTCTGTTGGATCGGCTGGTTCTCAGCCGGTGATGGCGATTGTGAGCAGCGATGAGGCAGCGTTGAGGATCATAGTTCGGCAGCAGCGATCCGAGATCGAACGGCTCAAGGACGCAATCCGACGGCTCGCGGAGCAGGACGCCACGCTCTCGGTTCAGGGCGGAAATGTGACGGTGACGATGGACGCCACGCTCACCGACGAGGAGCGGGAGGCGATCAAGATGGCGATTGCGGCCTGCAAGGTTGAGGGTGAGTTGAACCAAGCCTGCGACGGCCGGCAGTCGTTTGCTGGCCTTTGGCATGACCATGCCGGAGCGCTTCACGGCCTACTAAAGCGGCTAGGCTGAGAACGACATGTTCGGCTGGCTCCGACGAACCGCCGACGACCTGTTTGGGCGCTCTGGCGCATGGCCCAGAGTCAGGCGGGAGCATCTGGAGCGGGAGCCGTGCTGCATCGCCTGCGGCCGGTCTAAGACCCTCGAAGTCCACCACGTAGTCCCGTACCACGAGGATCCTGGCCTAGAGCTGGATCCCGGCAACCTGGTGACCCTATGCGCGGACCCGTGCCACCTGGTGCATGGCCACCTCCTGAACTGGAAGCTGTCGAACCCGCACGTGCGCGAGGACGCCGGGCGCTACAGGGAGCGGATCCGGGCCGCCAACGGACATAAATCCGTAGGTCGGTAACCCTCCGGAGCGCCTCGCGTGAACCCCGAAAGCAACATCCGCCGGCTCAAGGGCATGCTGCCGTCAATGGCGCCAACCCACATCGAGCCGATGCACGACATCGACGTTGGCCCGATGCAGGACGTCTCCAACGCGGCCGGTTTCGACCCGTTTAGCGGGCATGCGGACCAGGCCAACCAGGAGGCCGCCCCTGTCCAGCGGCTGCGTGGCGGCAACTCCGGGAACGAGGCGTACGACAACACGCGACGGGCCACGCGGGACGCCTACGATCAGCGCAAGCAGCAGCTCCACCGGATGTAGCCTGAGCCGGAAAGGGCGTATCTGACGTGGCGTCTGAGTTCACTCCAGTACGGCAATTTCGCGAGACCCCCGCAGAGGAGGCGCGAAACGACCGCATCCAGGCAATTGTCAATGCGGGCACTAGCCGTGCTCAGCTGCAGGGCGCCAGCGAAAGGCTGAGCCCATACCTCGCCGGCATGCGCGATTTCCTGGCCTCCGGGAACGAAGACGGCAGCAGCGTGGCCACAACTGCGCTGCCGGCCCTCGCAGGTCCCGGATCCTTCAGGCTTCCGGCTCGTACAGGCTCGCCGTCGGTCGATACGTCCGAACAGGCGGTGCATGGCGCAGCGCCTGGCTACGGCCCAGCCGTAACGGCTGGGCAGGTCGAGCGCGAGTTCGGGACGCTAGATGATCAGCCCGGCTGGATGAACGCAAAACAGTTTGTGCAGGCTGGGGCCGACTCGAAGCTGCCGCTTGAGCAATCAAAGTTCCTGCTGTCGCCGGAGCGATACCGGTACATGCAGGACATTGGCCGTTCGGTCGACCTGCTGGGTGGACTGCACCGTGACCGGGAGACTGGTGGCGCCGGCGGCGGGCGAAATGCCCTGCGAACCTCGCTGAACTATTGGGACAAGAGCGATCCGGAGCGAACGGAACGTCTCCCGGAGAATGAGTTCGGGAAAGCTGACCCGCGCCTGTCGCGTAACGACTACTGGGACCCGAATTACGAGCGATTCTCTGGGGCCGCCAACGGATTTCTGCAGTTTGCTACTGACCCGTCCAGTGGCGTCGCAGGCTACATGAAGCAGGCCGAGCTTTCGCCAAATTACCTGCGATTTTCGGCCATTTCCCCGCACCCTTTCGCCAGCGCAGCCGCCTGGCACCAGTTCAACGACCGGTTCCATTTTGGCGACACGCCGATCATGGACATCGAAGAGGTGCCTGGCGAGGACCCGAGCCAAAAGGCAGCCCGTTTCCAGCAGAGGTTGCAGGAGGCGCACGGTCTCCTGCGTAATCTGGCCCCGCCAAGCCCGCAGTACGTCGCGCGCGAGGCGCTCGGCCCGGCCGCCACGCCAGCGGCGGCGTTTGCGCTCGATACGCTCATCTCTGCGATGGACCCGTCTGCCGTAGCCGGTGCGACCGCCGGCCTCATCCGCCGCGTGATGGATCCAAGCGCCGTTTCGCGCAGCCTTCTGTCTCGGCTCGCAACCTCCACCGCCGGCGAGGCTAGGGACCAGATGGTCCCCGAGTACCTGCAGCAATCCGGCATTCACTACCTGACGGATTCGCGACCTGACCGCTCGTATCGCGAGTTCCTGACGTCCCCCGAAGAGGCAGAGGCCCGCAGTCAAGCTGCCCACGAAGAAGCCGTGCGGCAGATGGAGATCATGAACCAGTCCAGGCCGCAGTCGATCAGCGACGCGCGCACCTATCTTTCTCCAGCACCAAAGCAGTACGAGGCTTTGGATGGGTTCAACCCATTCATGCTGTGAGTCGGTCGCGCTTTAGGGGTGTACGGGCGTATACTTTGCGCTGCGCCCGCACATAAACCCTGAGGAGAGCCGCAATGAGCGAAGAGACGCTCGTCGATTCCGCACCCGCAGAGTCCACCTCCGATGTCAGCAGCACGCCGGCCAGCGAAAGCAGCGCACCGGACAGCGGAAGCGCAGCGCCGTCGGGTAGCAGCGAAGTCTGGTCGTCCTTCCGCTCTCTCCCTGACTTCCAGGGGCAAGACGACACTCAAATTGCAGGCCGACTCTACGCGTCTCTCGAACGAGAAAAGTCGGCAACAAAAGCTCTCCAGCAGTACCAGCAGCTCATCCCGTACGCGCAAGAATACCTGACGCACCGGGAGTCCTTTGAGCGCTGGCGCGATCAGCAATCCAGGCCGCAACAGCCGCAGCCCGTCCAGCAGCAGTCGCAGTCGCCCGCCCAGAAGGGATGGTGGAATCCGCCAGAAGTCCGCGAAAGCTACAAGCGGTACCTGGTGAAGGACGAGAGCGGCAGGGAAGTCGTTAGTCCCGACGCGCCGCTGGACGCCAAGCACGCGCTCTACGAGTACCAGAAGTACAAGGCGGACTTCGCCCAGAAGTTTCTGACGGATCCTCAGGCCGCTCTTGGCCCGATGGTCGAGCAGGTCGCCTCCGAGCGCGCCAAAGAGATCGTCGAGCAGCAGCTGCGCGAGGTCGGAGAGCAGGGTTACGTGCAGACGCTGGAGCAGCAGAACAGCGACTGGCTCTACGAAAAAGACGGAAAAACGCCCTCCAGAGAGGGCCTGATGATCCAGCGCTACATCAACGAAGCGGCAAAGGCTGGATACGGGACGCCGCAGCAACGCTGGCAGTATGCGTGCGACATGGTGGAGCGCGACCTGTTGCGGCAGGTGCTCGAGGAGCGCGATGCGCGCCCCGCAGCGCAAGCCTTCCAGCAGGCGCTTCGGCCGCAAGCGGCGCCGCAAGCGGCGACTCCCGCCGCTGTTGCGCAAGCACCGGCTCCCCAAAACCAAGCTGAGAAGGACATAGAATACTTGAGAAGGGAAGCGAGCCGGAACCCGAGCAGGTCAGGGCCTTCTTCGGACCCTCGCACTCCCAAAGGACCGATGACATTCGAGCAACGCCTCCGGGCCCAAATGGCTCGCGAAGGCATAGAGTGAAAGGTAGCAAATGCCAAGCTCGACCGACTGGGCGCGTACAATCGGCACCACGCTCGTCACGCACCTCAAAGAAGAGGAGCTGACGACCTTCCGCAAGTTCAAGGTCTTCGCCGCTCTTGAGGCGAACGGCAAGGTGGCGATGAATCAAGGCGGGCGGGGCTTCGACTGGCAGGTGCGATTTCGAAACCAGCCTGTGACTGCGAACAACGGCGAATCTCCGCGTGTCTTCAGTCGGCAGAACCTCTGGCAGCGCGCCAACCTCCCGTATCGCGGCTACAGCGTGACGGATCAGGTGACCAAGCGCGAGATGCTGGAGAATCGTGGCGCTCAGGCTCTGATCGACGTGGCCGGCAAGATGGCGAGCCGGCTCCAGGAGAGCATGGAGCAGCAGCTGTCGAAGGAGATCTACATCGACGGCAACGCCGCTGGCAACGAGAACCGGTGGCACGGCCTCGAGTCGATCTTCGGCGTCGACAGCACGGTCAACGTGACGGACGGCACGAAGCGGGCCGGCGGTGCGTCGGCTGCGGACCCGTTCGGCTGGGCCTCGACCACGTACGCCGGCCTGAACACTGGTCTCGGTTACCTGGCCGGCGGCCAGAACGCGACCGGCTCGTGGCCGTACGTGTCGGTGGACCCGGAGTACGACTACTGGTCCCCGATCATCTGCAACTACACGAGCACCTACTTCGGCGGTGCGACCGCGACCTGGAAGGATCAGTGCGTCGAGGCGATGCGCGAGGCGATCAACCACGCCAAGCGTAACGACACTCGCGAGAACCAGATCGACATGATCCTCCTCGATCGGAAGCTCTACATCCAGTTCCTCAACCGCCTCGACAGCCGCGAGCGGGCCATCGTGTCGAAGTCGACCGGCCTGCGGTCCTACGGCTTCGGGGATGTGGTGGAGCTCGATGGCGTCGAGGTGTCGACCGAGTACGGCGTTCCCGCCGGCGTCGGCTACGGCCTGTCGATCGGCAACCTCGAGATGAAGTGCATGGAGTCGCAGCTGATGACGGCCGAAGGGCCTTTCTACAACGAAGAGCTGCAATCCCACCGGTACGCGGTCTCCGTCTTGGCGAACATCAAGATGAAGTCGCCGCGCAACTTTGTGAAGTTCGCCGCAATCGCTTGATCCGAAAGAAAGGACCACATGAGCACTCTGACAGCTGATCCCGGATTTGGACGCGGGCAGGTTCTTGGCCTGCTGTTCAAGGCTTACGACGCCGACAGCGGCGACGGCAGCCAGATGCTGGGCACCACGAAGACGTTCGCGGACACGAACCCCAACACTGGCGCATTCCTCAGCCAGCGGTCTGTGGACTGCATTTGCGTAAAGAACTCCAGCGGCTCCGCGATCCTTCCGGGTGCGGTGGTGAAGTTCAAGGCGTCGGCGATCCTGACCGAAGTGGACGGCCTGGCCACCACGTCGACGACCCTCATGGGCGTCGCCGACGAGTACCTGCCGACTGCGGGCGTTCCCAATGGCGAGGCCTTCTGGGTGGTCGTGAAGGGCCCCTCGAAGGTCACCAAGACCTCGACGTCCGTGTCGGCTGGTGCGACGTACGGCCTCTCAGCGACCGCCGGCTCGGCGGCTGCCCAGAGCACCAACCCGTTGCTCGGGTATGCGATCGAGACCAGCGCCACCACCTCCGGGCGCATCCTGGTAACGACCGTCTCCGGGTACTGAGCGCAGTCAGCACCGTGATCGACAAGAGGCGCACGCTGGTCTTCGGGCCTCGTGCGCCTCTTTCGTTGGTTTCGGCGCTATACTAAACGCCCGTACACCGCCGGGCCACAGGGGCCGAGAATGGCCACAACAGCCACCAAGACGTGCCACGACTGCGGACACACGCTCCCGGCGTCTACAGCGCATTTCCGCAAGCGCAAGGACGGGACGCTCGACGTCCGCTGCCTGCCCTGCCGCCGCAAGATGGTGCTCGGCAAGCGCAAGAAAGAGCGCGCCACGAGCCTGCGCGACATCGAGGTGGGCGCCGTCGCCTCCTTCATGGGTGCGGCCACGACCGGCGGGCAGACCATCCCGCACAGCTGCGAGCTCCTGGAGCGCCTCATGGAGTACTTCGGTGGCGTTAGCGGGTTCACGTCGCTCCTGGTCAAGCAGTACTTCGACAGCGTTCCTGGCGGCGCAGCCAGGACCAAGATGCTCGAGTCGATCATGCGGCTGGTCGTCAAGAACACGGAATCTGGGGGCGCCAAGAAACCTCTGGGCCAGTGGAGCGACGAGGAGCTCGAGTCCGAGCTGGACAGCCGCCTGATTGCTTTGGCGACACAAATGCAGGGGAGGATCATAGATGGGACGCTCGCGCAAGAAGCCACAGGCACCGCCGCCATTGCCATCGGTATCGAGGATGGGGGGCTTTCAAGCCGGCCAGCTGAAGGAGATCCAGGCAGAGCTCGCCGAAAGAAGGATCGAAGCGTTAAGGCTCTACCGGCCGACCCCGACGCAGGAGGAGATGCACAAGTGCACGGCGAGTGAAGTCATCGTTCTGGGCGGCAACCGGTCCGGCAAGAGCCTTTCCACGTTCGTCGAGGATGCTCGCGCCGCCACCAGCAGCGACCCGCACAAGAAGTACCCGGAGAAGGACGGGAACCTGGTCATCGTCGGCCGCGACTGGAAGCACATCGGCCTGGTTGTGTACCCGATGCTGTTTCGCGCCGGAGCGTTCAAGATCATCCGGGACGCCGCCACAGGCCAGTGGCGCGCCTACAACCCGGTCACGGACGCCGCCCGGTCGGCTGACGCCAAGCCCGCCCCGCCGCTGATCCCCCCGCGACTGGTCAAGAAGATCAGCTGGCTGCTCAAGGCAGCGCGCTACATCCAGAGCTGCGAGCTCACCAACGGCTGGAACATCTACTTCTTCTCCTCTGAGGGCGAGCCGCCTCAGGGTTTTCAGGCCGACAGGGTGCACATCGACGAGGACCTCTCCTCAGAGGCATGGCTCCCTGAGATGCAGGCGCGGCTGGCGGACCGCAAGGGCAAGATGTGCTGGTCAGCCATGCCGCACAGCAAGAACGACTCTCTGGCGGGGCTCTCGGAGCGTGCGGACGCGGAGTTGACGTCCGGAAAGGAGAAGCCGGACATCGTCAAGTTCGTGCTACGGTTCCTCGACAACCCGCACATCGACGCCGACGAGAAGCGGAAGAACATCGAGCGGTGGGCTGCGCTCGGCGAGGACGTGCTGCGCATGCGCAGTGAGGGCGAGTTCGTCACGGACTCCATCCTCTGCTACCCCACGTTCACCATGACGGTGCACGGATACGACCGGGCGGACCTGCCCAAGAACGTCATCCCGGACGACTGGACCCGGTACGCCACTATCGATCCCGGACACGCTGTCACGTCCGTCATTTTCGCTGCCGTCCCTCCCGACGAGTCCATGCTGCTGGTGTACGACCAGCTGTACATCCGGCAGTGCAATGCCGTCATTTTCGGCGAGAAATTCGCAGAAAAGGTGAAGGGGCAGTCCTTCCACGCCTTCATTATCGACATGCACGGCGGCCGGATCCGCGAGATCGGGTCAGGGCGCCTTCCGGTGGAGCTGTACACCGAGCAGCTGCGCCTCAAGGGCGTGTCTTCGGCCGTGACGGGCGCCAGCTTCCTGGCGGGTTGCGACGACATCCAGGCGCGCATGGCAGCCACTCAGAACTACATGCACATCAGGCCCTCTGGAACGCCGACCTTGCGCATTTTGCGCAGCGCTGTGCCCGACCTGGAGCGCGAGCTCAAGCGCTACAAGAAGAAAGTGCAGTACCTGGCGGGCACCTACATCGTCACCGACGAGCCCAACACTCGAGGGGAGGTGCATGCGTGCCAGTGCCTCGAGTATCTCTGCGCGTACCGACCTAAATATCACAAGCCAAAGGTCGAGATCCGTGATGAGCCCTGGTACGTTGAGTGGGCGCGCCGGCGCAAGAAGCAGCGCGGCGGGGACGGATTCGTCTATCTAGGCCCTTCCACAGGAGTTCGTCATGGAAGCTGATTATGCGCCTCCGGCTGTTCGACTCGGCGATCAGGTGTACTGGTACTCGGATCCCGTCACGCTGGCCGATCCGTGCCTGGCGTGGGTGTGCCTCAAGCCGGGCGCGCTGACCGTCACCCTGCTCGTGTTCGCTCCGAACGTCGGGTTCATCGAGAAGCCGAGCGTGCGCTTCAAGGACGATCCCGGCCTGCGCGAGAACCCGGCATGGCGGCAGTGGGGCTGCTGGGATTTCAGCCCGTCGAGCAAGGAACTGCAGCGGCTCCAGTCCGTCTCGGCCAACCTGGCGATGAATCACGAGCGAAAGGCCCACCAGAATGCCAACAAATGAGACCGGCGAAGACGTCCTGAAGTCCATAGCGGGCAGCTGGCTCAAAAAGATCGAGCTGTCCCTGAAGCACAAGCGTCCCTTCTCGGAGGACGCTCGTGAGGCGATGGACTTCTTCGACGGACCTCATAACTGGTTCTGGCGTGAGGAGTACTCCAAGAACGAGTACGGCTACAACCGCTCGATCACGCCTCCGGGCTTCCGGATGCAGATCAACCGCGTGTTCGAGGCGGTCAAGCTGTTTGCCAGCGTGATCTACCACCGGAACCCGGTGCGTCAGGTGAACCCCAAGAAGTTCCCTGAGGTCACGCCCGACGCTCTCGGCCTGAACCCCAACGACCCGATGGTCGTGCAGCAGGTGCAGATGGCCATGCAGGAGACGGCCGCCCGTGACGGCATTCGCGGCATCGTCTCCAAGCTTTTGTCTGCGTACTTGAACTACACGCCGAACGAGCTCGACCTAAAGACGCACAGCCGCCGCGTGGTGGACGAGGCGATCATCAAGGGCGCTGGCGTGTGGTGGACGGAACTGGTGTCGGATCCAGGCAACGGCCTTCGCGCCATCGGCAGCTTCGCCGACAGCATTGACAACCTGGCGTTGGACCCGGACGCCACCGAGATCGAGGACATCACGTGGTGCGCTCGGCGCTGCATCCACCCGATCGACGTTGTCGCCAAGCAGTACGGCATCGACCAGGAAAAGCTGCGTCAGAACCTCGAGGGCAAGGTCGGCTACCTGTCAGAGGACGTGTACACCGATCGCCGCTCAGCCGACGACACTCGGTCGCTCGGTCGGCGCGTGGGCAAGACCAACGACTTGATGACGTACTGGAAGATCTGGAGCAAAACAGGCTTCGGGGACAGGCTCAAGGACTCCCCGAAGGACCAGCGCGGCTTCTTCGACTCAATCGGCGACAACGCCTACATCGTCGTGGCCGACGGCGTCCAGTTCCCGCTCAACGTCCCGCCGGAGGTGCTCAGTGAGCAGGTGGATGAGGCGACTGGCCTTCCGCAGTCGGTGTTCCGTGCCGTGCAGTGGCCCATCCCGTTCTGGGCAGAAGCCAACGGATGGCCGTTCACGCTGCTGTCTTTCCACCGCAAGCCGGGATACCTGTGGCCGGTGTCACACATCAAGCCCGGCATCCCGGAGCTACGGTTCCTGTGCTGGGCGTTTTCTTTCCTTGCGCAGCGCGTGGCCATTAGCTGCGAGACCCTCATTGGCGTCTCGAAGGCTGCCGACCAGGACATCAAGGACCAGATCCTCAGCCAGTCTCAGGGCGGATTCAAGATCGTCGAACTCTCCGAGATCTTGGGGCGGAGCGTATCAGACGTTATCAGCGTGTTCCAGCTGCCTAACGCCACCAACGAAATTTGGTCCGTGATCCAGGCGGTGACCGAGATGCTCGAGAAACGGCTCGGCCTCACCGAGCTGGTCTACGGCATGACCGCGACCCAGATCAGGTCAGCCACTGAGGCCTCCGTCCGCTCGGAGCAGATCAACATCCGCCCCGACGACATGGCTGAGTGCGTCGAGAACTCCATGACCGCCATCGCCCGCAAGGAAGCGCTGGCCGCACGGTGGCTGCTGACGCCTGATGACGTGGCCCCGATCGTTGGCCCTCTGGGGGCTGTGGCATGGGGTCAGTACGTAGCGTCACTGGAGCCCATCCAGGTCGCCCGCGAGTACGACTACCGGATCGAGGCCGGCTCGGCCAAGAAGCCGAACAAGGCCACCCGCGTCGAGCAGATGCAGGCCGCGCTGCAGAATCTCGGCCCCGTCCTCAGCGGCCTGATCGGGTCCGGCCTCGTCGATCCGTTCAACGCCCTGATCAAGGACTGGGCAGACAGCCTGGACCTGGACGCCACGCCGTACCTGGTCCCGCCGCCGCCGCCGCCGCCGCCGCCACCGCCCCCCGCGCCTCCTGGACTCCCGCAAGGAGGCCCTCCTGGAGCGCCTCCTGAGGGCGCTGGGCCGTCTTCCGACGCCGGGCAGCCCCCAGCCGAGCCGCAGCCTCCAGCGCCACCTGAGGCGCCTCCGCAGCTCCCGCCGGAGATGCAGCTGTGAGCGAGGAGCTCCCGTACGACATCGAGCATGCCGGGCCGGAGGTGCGCGCGCACTACTCCCGCATGGTGGCGGCAGGCCAGACGCCGCGCTTTGCCGCGATGTGCGCCCTGCGCCAGCCTCCCGGCACCAAAGGGACGGACCGGTCGCTCATGCAGGGTCGGCTGAATGGGGAGTTTTTCGACCAGATGCACGCCCCGCTGGCCCAGCGCATGGTCCGGGAGGCCCGCGCCGCAGGCATTACGGTGTCCGGAAAGTTCTACATGGGCGGCCTGGCGGACAAGCGCGGGCACCTCGACCCAGCCGCGTGGATCGACAGCGTTGCGGACATAAAGAAGGTGGCGCAAGCCCGAGACCTGCATGTGCAGGGGATCGTGGACTACACGCCGCCCCAGAAGCCGCCGAAGCGCAGCGTCGACATCGCCCCCGACATCCTGAAGGAAAACGTCCGCAAGGAGATGCAGGCCAACCCGAACCTCAAGAAGGGCGAGGCCATCGAGCGCGTGAAGGACCGGATCATCCCGCACTGGAAAAAGAAAAGGAAGGACTGACGTGCCCAACAAGATTGAACGCCGCAGCTCGGTCACGAGCTCGATCACTGTCAACGCACTGTCGACCTGCCCGCGCATCCCCTACGGGGCGTCGGCCGGTGGCGTCATTATCGTGACGGCCGTCAGCGGCGCGACGACGATCCAATGGCAGGTGGCTGCGGGCGCAGAAGGCACCGCCTACAACGTCTATTCGGGCGGCTCTGCTGTGACCACGACGATCACCGCCGGCCAGGCGTACCCTATCCCGGACGCGCTGTTTGCGGCCCCGTTCATTGTGCCGGCCACCGACTCCGGCACCGCCACGATCATTGTCACGCTCAAGGGCTGATGGGACGTGAATGTATTACTGCGCACAGGACATCATCGAGTACCTGATGAACTCAGTGGGCGGCGGCTCGCAGGATCGCGAGCACCGCGTGCTGAGGTCGGCTGCGCATCACGGCTACCGTGACGTCGTCAACATCCGCGACTGGAACTGGCACGTCTCCAGCGGGGACCTGACGGACGATACGGTCGGAAGCGGCGACGGCGTCAAGACGTTCACTCTGCCGGTTGGCGTGCGAAACATCGACGCCCTGATCCCGCCGCGCACGTCGGCAGCACCTGCGGTCTACGTGTCTCCTGAGGAGTGGGAGCGCCTGAACGTATCGCTGCCCACCATCCAGCTGCCGCTTTATTGGACGGTGATGCGCGACCCATCAGCACCCGACCGGTGGCAGGTCAAGATCGTCGGCACTCCCGTCGGCGTCACGTACCGGTTCACATACCGACGCCGGCCCGCGCCCCTCAAGTACATGGGATATGAGGACGCCTGCAAGGACGCCGCCTCGCCGCCGACTGGCGTGGTCAAGCGATACGGCACCGCGACCAACTACCCGGAAGGACCAAGCGGCATGTATCCGTATGTCGCAGAGCAGATCGTCGGCGTCGACAACAGCCTGGTGGGCACGCCACCCGGCGGGGCAAAGACGATCTTCTCGGATCACCTCGACGTCAGCGAGACCATGTTCTCTGCCGTACTGTCGTGCGCGGAGGTGTGGCTGGCGAAGATGCTTGGCAAGAACGTCGAGGGTGCCATGAGCGTGTACCAGCGGGACCTGAGGCTGGCGCTCGAGGCGGATGTAATTTCTCCCGTGTCAGGCCGCCGGAGCTCCTGGCCGTACATCGGGACCGCCCGAGTGCTGGGCTACTACTCGCCCAGCGGGCCCGACGCAGGAGCCTGATCATGCGCGCAGATTCGTGGGGCGGGCTCATCACCAACGCCTCCCCGTACGCCATTGGCGACAAAGCTCCCGGATCGGCGACCGTACAGGACAACCTGACCGGCATCGTTCCGGGCCAGGTCAGCGTTCGTGGCGGAATGCGGCCAGTCACGCACACGGAGTGGTCGAGCGCGACGCCCCCAGTCGCGTCTCCCGGCTCTGCCACGCCGGCGGCTCTGGACTGCTTTTCCTACGATTTTCAAAACAAAAAGCGGCTGATCGTGCTTGCGTCCGACGGCAAGTTATTGGCCCTCGAAAGCCCCGCCTCAGGGTCGCTGCCAGCTGCCCCGACTCTTCCTTCGCTGGACGCCTCCGCTGCGGCCATAACGACAGATTATGCCATGCGGTGCAATCGCAACGGAGGTTGACGCATGGCGACGGAATTGACGTCTCGGTTTAGCGCCGCGTCCCCAGTGTCCTGCGTGCAGGGGCGCTACGGCGAGCTCATTGTTGTGCAGGGCAACGGCATCACTCCCGCCCGATGGTCTGGCTCTGGCGCCGCCACAGACGCCGGCATGGTGGCGCCTACCGCCGCGCCCACAATCGCGACGCTTGGCAGCACGCGATACTACGTGGCTCGTGTGGACGTGACCAAGCCGGGCGACTGCTACTACGCCGCCCCAGCCGTGACCTTCTCGACGCCCAGCGCGCAGCCTGCCGAAAACGTGCCCGCGAAAGCGTTGGCGTATTTGGGGCAAGCGTCCGTCACAGAGGTCCGCATGTCGGCCGGCGGCAAGCACTACAGCGAGCAACCGTCCGCAACGCTAAGCAGCACGTACGGCAGTGGCGAGTCGCTGCTGGCCGTCCTGGACGGCGCGCCCACGTCGTATCCGGCGGACAGCAACCCGTACACCGGGATCACCGAATGGAAGATTGTTCAGGCTCCCGACTACCTCGACGACTCCGGGACGGACGACTACGAGACGTGGTACCGCGTACGTAACGGGTCTCGCGACCTGACGGCTGCTTCCGGATCTAACAGCGTCTCTAGCGGCGGCTCGATCGCTCCGTATGCAGGAACGATCAATTGCAACTCCACCGGCTACCCCAACACACTCACGTACACGGCTTCCGTCTCAACCGGCACGCCGACGCACGCCGCCACGTTGCGCGTCACGTTCTCGGGCGCGCGGTTCGGGTGCTCTGCGTCCATCGCCGGCGGCGGCTCCACGAACATTTGGTACGGCGCCCGAACGATCGTGTCGGTTAAGACCCTCAAGTACGGCGCAGGGTACGTCAGTGACGCCGTCGTCACGGTGCGCATTCCGTCGGGGAGCGGCAACGCCGACCGAGACATCATCATTGAGGGGTACCCGACGGGCAGCAGTCGCAATACCGCCGCTCCTCGATACTCCGTCAAGGAGATTCAGTTTGCGGACGACCCCACAAGCCTCACGACGCCGCCCGCCAAACTTAAAGGCTCCAACTATCTGGTGGCTCCCGCCATCCAGATCACCAGCACATCCGGGTTTGGGGCATACGCCACCTGCACGGTCGCCAAAGGCAAGCTCGACACGCTCACGCTCATAAATGGCGGCGGCGGATACAAGACCCCGCCGACAGTGACTGCAGTGTCCGGTGGTGCGGAAGTGTTCCCGGTGGTGCGACCGCATTTGCGCGGCGTTTACCAGTGCTACTACCGGTTTATCGACGCCACTGCAGAATCCAGCGGAGGCCCCATCCCGAGCAGTCTGTCGCCGGTCACGGAGTTTGATGCCGGCGAAGGCAAGGGCGGAATTACGTGGACGTTTGCCAAGCCCACTGGGCGCGCAACTCAAGCGGAATTGTGGCGCAGCACTGCGGATCAGGCAACGACGCTCTATCGCGTGGCAACCATTCCTGCCGGCACGTCGCCGGGAACCACTCTCACGTTTGCCGACTACCTCACCGACGAGGAGTTGCGGGATGCCGACCGGGCCGGGTACGAGGCGATGCCAATCGTGTTGCCCAATGGGGACGTTAACGCCAACAGGTTCACGCCGCCGCCCACCAGCAAGTCGGCCGTCGTGTGCTTTCAGGATCGCTACTGGTACGGCGTCGACACGTCTGGCACGGAGCCGAACACGATCTACTACTCCGAGCTCAACGAGCCGGAAAGCGTCCCTGTCATCAATGAACTGATTGTGCAGCAGAACTCTCGTGGGGCAGATGCCGTCACGGCTATGGTGCCGTTTGGTCCCACGATGCTGGTCATGCAGCAGCGGCACTGCTTCTCGCTTACGTTTGCCAACCAGCCAGCGATCGACGCGCAGGTGTTCCCGTTGGCCTACAGGGGGTGCTTGGGGCAGCGATGCTGGGACATCCATGACGGCGTGTGCTACGTCCTGGACCAGTACGGCGTGTACTCCGTCACGCCGCAGGGTGACGTGCAGCCCCTGTCGCAGCCCATCGACAACATCTTCCGCGCTGAGATTGCTTTTGACAAAGCCAAGTGGTGCTTTGTTGCGGTGGACGCCACGCAAAAGGTCGTTCGGGCGTTCGTGGCGTTCAAAGCCGACAATTCCGACGGATACCCTACTCGGGCGTTGTGCTACAGCCTAGACAGCAAGGCGTGGTGGGTGGAGCGGTACCCGCAACGCATTTCGTGTGCCACGCAGACCACCCTGACCAATGGCGATTATCGGTGCGTGTACGGCGGAGAGTCGGGAGTAATGCTGCTGGGAGAAGGCTGCGTTGACATTGGGCGTGGTGCCATCAAGACCGTTACCGTCACGAACGCCGGGTCTGGGTACATCACGCCACCGACCGTCACCGCAGCCGGCGGAGTTGGTGCGGGGTTCCTCGCTGTCCTGAACGGCAGCGGCGGCGTGTCGGCCGTGTGGATTCTCAATGCCGGTCGCGGATACACCGCCGGCGGCTCGCTGAGCTTCACTGCGCCGCCCGCCGGAACTACCGCAGCGGCGACGTTTGCCGTGTACTCGAGCTCCGAGAACACCTCGATGGCGCCAATCTACCGCTACAAGGGCGGTGCGATTGAGATTCCCAACGACGCGCAGGACAAGGCTGCAGGGTCCGTCATGCCGCGAGACATCAGCCTGCTCTACCGGCCGCAACTGAGTTCGTGCCCGGTCGTGCTGTTGCTCTACTACAACGACTCTGCCAGCCCTCGCCGCAACGTGGCGTACCGCAACAGGGGCGTAGGGTTTGTAGCCAGCACTGTGGACGCGGGCCTGCGGTTCGACATGGGGACGTTGTCGTCCAATCCCAGTGGCGACACCGGCGTCGCCAAAGCGCTGTTCTCCGGGCGGTCGCTGGACGACTTCCAAGCGTCCGACCGGCACGTCGCCGTGTCTCTGATGGGGGCTCAGGCCACGTCGCAGCCGGTGGTGTTCTATCGCCTTGACGTCTATGGCGCCGGCCGCAAATGAGTTACAGCAAGTACGGCAATCAAATTGCCAACTACCTCAAAAGCGCCGGCCTGCCGACTGCGTGGGCGACGGCTCTAGGCAACGTCTTTGGGAACGCCTCGCAAGAGATGTTCCACGCCGGGCGGCAGACCCACGACTCTACGCGGCAAGAGCACCGGATGGTTACCCCGCACATCCGCAAGCACGTGCTTCCGGCGGTGGACTTTCTGCCGGGCGACCCGGACTACCGCAAGCCACGCATCCCCGATTCCGAACAGGGGGAGGCTCCGCAGCCGGCGCCGACCGTCGTGGTCACCGTGTCGCCTCAGGAGTCGGACGCCCCCTTCCGCGTGAACGGCGGATCGTATGTTCAGACCGTCAGCGGCGGCAACGTGGCAACCGTCAACCTGCGGCACTCGATACGCGGCGCACCCGTACAGGGCCTGCCGCTTGCATTGCTGGATCCGCAGACCGGCACCGTTGTTGGGAAGGCCCTGAGGGCAGAGGTGGGACAGGTCGATCAGGGGCAGGTGACCTTTGAGGCGGTGCAGAACGGCGGCGAAGTTGTCCTCAAGCTGAACGTAGACAACCGGGCCAAGACGGAAGTCATCACGGACGTGCGCTACGAGCCGGGTCGCGGCCTGATCGCCAAGTACGACACCGTTGTCCTGTGGCGCAATCCCAACGGGGAGTCTCGCGAGAAGCTGCTGGCCACGTCCCGGATCGAAGCCGCCAGCAACTTCAAGGAAAACGCCGACGACCACCACAGCCTGCACGCCACTATCAAGCGGTTCGAGGCTTTTGCGGAGAAAGACCTGCCTGACGCTGCGTTGCCGGCCGGCGCCAAGATTGGCCAGACGGCATCTGCGTGGACGATTGGCACGACCGGGTCAGTCACCGTGTGGGAGGACGGCGCCGTCAGCAACCCTGCGGTGGTGATTGCTGGCGTAAAGAACCTGTGCGCCGACGTGATGAGCGGTGGCTGGGTTGTGATTTGCCAAACCCGCACGCTGGAGTGGGTTCTGGTGGCCGCGCAGCCCTTTACGGTCGACGTGGTCACGGGGGCCTCGATCAACGCCAGTGGCAATTTAGAGTTCACGAAGTCGGCCGTGCTAGTGGCCGGAAGGTACGCAGTCTCTAGCGACATTATTCAAACGTCATCCTGCGCAACGTGACCGCCAATGGCTCCGCTTTACCACTACAACGGCAAGTTGCTTTCCGTCGGCGGGCAGGTCGTTAACTCGGACCACTGCTGTTGTGACGTCCCGTATCCGCCTCCGGTCTATAAGTGGTACTGCGACCCTCTAGTGCAAACGTGCCGGAAGTGCTGCTATTCCGGGACGTGCCTTCCCGCCGACACGCCGTGCAGCGAAGTGTCGGCCGATCTGTACAACGAGCGGGCGGACTGCGTCTTCTACTGCTGCGAGTACGGCGCCTGCTGCTCCGGGCCGATTTACACGCCATGCCGCCCCACGACGTATCCGGGCAAGTGCTATCCAGTGGACGAGGCGTGGGCGATCGTGGGCGGCTACTGTCAGAGGGTGACGCCGCCGGCGGGCGCGACGTGGTACACGAACGGCTGCGACGTGTGGCGGTGGACTTCCTCCAATTCCGGCGACCCGTGCCACAACAGTCAGGCGTCTTACGTTGTAGGCCAACGCACCCAAACCGCGTGCGCCAACACTCTTATTACGGCGAATCCTCCCTGCTTTAACCACGTCTCCAAGTCGTGGTGCGACAGCATTAACGGCACGTACTATCCGTGCGACTCGTGCGCAGCCGCGAGGCCGTGTTACGGCAACTGCGAAGGCGGGTCTGTGTCGCGATGTCAAGGCGACGGCCCAGAGCCTACGGAGCAGTGCGTCTTCAACGGGATACTCTGCAACCGCGACCCGGTAATCACCGTCACTGTCCGGAACGTCAAGCCGCCGCGAACGTGGAACGGAACGGAGTGGGTGTTCGCTCCGACCAACGCCGGCATTCAAGCCTGCAATGACACGTTTATCATGTACTGCAACGACACGAACGTGACGTTTGTGGTGGGGGCCAATCCGTCGTACCGGGTCACGTTGAATGTGAGCATTTCCGGGCTGGCGAGCCCTCAGCGGCTGTGTTTTTTTGTTCGCCAATCGCTCACGCAAACGTACACGGGCGTGCCGCCCAGCATCTCTGCCGGCAAGTCGAGTTACAGCAACCTTCCGTCCTGTACTGCAACCAAGTTGGAGTACATCAGCACATGCGATTGCCGGGAGTGGCACCGCTGCACGTTGGCCGCAGCGAACCAACTGTTTGTGCAAGACTCGGCGGCGAGCGACTTAGTTGCCTACTGGGGGGAGGCGTCTTTTGCCATATCAATCGGATAGCGTGCTGTGCGAGCTCGAGCGCGACGGCGACACGCTAAAGTGCCGCGTCTGCGGCCGTGCCATCCTCTGGGCCGGGACAAAGCCCCCTGTGGCGGTGTGCCGCACTCCGCCGCAGCCGGCTCCGGAGCCCGTGCTGGGCGTCGGGGGGCACTTTAAGAAACTGCTTGCCGGCTGGCCGTTCCGGATAGCCGCGACGCCGAATTGCTCGTGCAACGCCCACGCCCGCCAAATGGACGAGTGGGGGCCAGAAGAGTGCGAGCAGCGAATGGCCGAGATTCTTGGGTGGCTGGAGATCCAGGCGAAGGCCAGGAAGCTCATTTTTGTGCGCTTTGCCGCAGAGCAGCTGGTGCGGCTGGCGATTCGCAGGGCCAGGAAATCCGCCCTCAGGCTGGACCGGCAGGGACATAAACCTATCAAGGAGAGTCCGCATGGCTGACGACGAGAGCCAAATAATTTCGCGATACCGATCTCGGCCCGACGGCGGCAGCCTTCGCGCCGGCGGCTCTACGACGTACGACTACTCCGGAACAGAGGAGCAGGTAAAGCGCCAGGACGCACTCGCGGCCCTGAGCGACGAGAAGTTCGGCGCTTTATACAGCGGCGACATCCCGAAGTCTGTTCAAGCCGGCAATCGCGTGCGCGGCCTCGTAGGCATGCTGAAAATCAACGCGCCTGGCACGACGGAGCGCGCACCATATCAGGTCGCTAACCCGCTGGTGAAGGTTGCTCGCGAGGACTCGGACTTTGACATTTCGCACAATCCGGGTGAACACGAAAGCGAACTTTTGCGGCGCACTTAGCGTCGCCACGCTGGGCGGCCGCGAACTGTTCAAGGAGACCACGCTATGGCCTACGCAAACGCAGACTCAGCCGGCAACAACTCGTTTTGGTTTGGCGGGGAAGACCCCACGTCCGCGCTGCAAAAGAGAGCGTGGGGCAACCAAATGGCTGCCGACAACGCCGCTGCCGGAGCCAACTGGGACGCAAATCGCGAGCTGCACGAACGCAACCTGCAGAACCAGGAGCAGGGACGTCGCGCCTACGATTCCGAGACCGCCCGCCTGCAGGGGACGCAGAAGTACGGCGTCCTCTCCAGCCTTCTGTCCCAAGCACCGCGCTGGTGATCACCATGAATTCCTCGAGCGTCGGATACAGCACTGGTGGACTTCTCGGCGGCCTGCGTCAGCGCGGGGACGTCGGTGCGTTCGCAAAGGGCCAGGCCATGCAGAGCGCGGCCGGTCTCGGCATGAAGGCGCAGCAGCAGAACCAAGAGCTCGGACTCAAGGACATGCAGCAGCAGAACCAGATGCAGCAGGCTGGTAACCAGCAGGCCGCCGCGCAGGCCGGAAACCGCCTCCAGGAGAACCTGGCGGAGGGTGCGCTCGGGAGCCGGCAGAGAAACTTCATGGTCGGCAACGCCTATGACTACGCCGGGCTCCGGAAGCGACAGCAGCTCCAGTGGCAGCAGGCGCTCCTGAACAACGCCGCTCAGGAGATGTGACATGGCGATCGGATCCGACACCCGCCTGCCGGCGCTGGGTGGCTCATCGCCCCTGCGCGCACCGCAGCAGCAATTCACTTCCATGTACGCCCGTGCCCCGATGATCTCGGATTCGGCCGTCCAGAGCCAGGCCAATAACCAGATCGCGGCGGCCGGAGGAGCGCGACGGCAGGCGCAGCTGACGGCTGGCAACACCAAAGGGCTTTCGTCTGGGCGCGGAATTGACTACCGCGCCGACATGGCGCAGGCCGCTGCGGACGTAGGTGCCCGAACAGCTGCTGCCAACACGGAGATGGACGCCGCCAACGCTAACGCCAACGCGCGGTTTGCTGCGGACGCAGCCAATCAAGAGTCGGCCATGATGAATTCGGGGCTGCTTGAGCAGCTGCGCAACCAAAACAACATGGCCGGCATCGCCCGCAGGGGGTGGAGCCAGGACCTGTACGAGACCATGAGGCGCGGCCAGCTCGGGCTGGATTCGCAATACCTGGACTACACGCCTTTACTGGGAGCACTGCTGCGATGAGCGACAAGA